GCGGGTGTGATCCTCATCAATTCCACTCCTTGACAGCGACAAACAGCGTGTCGGTAATACGAGTCCCGTGCGGATACAACGTCTCCCACGAGAAGCGGAAAGTGTCCCCGTGGACCCTCTTGCTGATCACAGGGGCCTCACCCCCATGAGTCCCGGACAGATGCGCGCGGAACCTCATCAGACCGTTGAACGAGTCCTCCCAGTCCGTCTGGACCGCGTACGTCCCCACTCCCGCATCCGAAGAACAGATGTGCTTGACGGACATGCGGACCTTGTCGCCCCACTCGGGCATCCACCACTCCTTCCGGTAGATCCACTGCCACAGCCCCGAAGGGCTGGACAGAAGACCGGCCGGAAGATCAGCAATGAGGGGGAATCCACACCTCCTCAACCCAGTCCTTCGGGCCCAGGAACTTCCGGGTGAAGTGCACGGCGTAGGAGTAGGACCAGTCCTGATCGAACGGCTGATACGACTGGCTGGCGTAGAAAGTGCCGTTCTCGTCACCCTCGTTCGTGCCCAGCCAGTCCAGAACCTCCTGGACATCCTCCATCAGGTGCGGGTCGTCCTCATCCATCCTCAGGAACGGAGGGACGTCATTGCGGTTCTCGTACAGCTCGAACTGAGACCGCCGACGGTCAACCCACCCGTCCTCCACGACCGGATCTTCGAACGTGTTCCCGTCCTCGTCCTGTTCCCACTTCACCCGGGTGCAGGTGACGAACGCGTAGATCATGAAGCTTCCTTCCTGTAAGCAACTGCAACTACACTGGGTGCCTCACGCCGGAATCGAACCGGCCCCACCCGCGTGGGCCCACCAGAGGAAAGGCGGCGAAACAAACTTGACGGCCCTACTTTCGGACGCAGACACCCCTCCTGACCTCGGACAAAGCCGTCCAGCCGTGGTTGGTGGTGCCGTCTTCCTGGACCCACCGGAACAAAACCTGGGGCTCTTCCAGGGCGGGAAGGGTGACAGCGTCGCGGACGTAGGTGACCGATCCGTCGTCACCTACGGAGAGGGCCCAGTCGTGACCCTCGATGTGGATGGCCCGTCCCTGGCGGGTGCCGTTGATGGTGACGGTTTTGCCGATGATGCTGAGGGCTTTGGCGGTGTCGTTGTCGAGGGCGGGGAGGGTGACGGTCTTCACGAGGGCTCCTGTGGGGTGGGCCGTGAGGGTGGGAGTGAGTACGCCCATGGGGTCACGTACCCGGGTGTGGCACTGGGTGTGGTGTCCTTCATGGGCGCTTCTCCCTCCCCCTTTCCGGTGCTCCTTCTTGGTATACCCTTAGTGTAGTGCATGGGTGGGTGGGGGTGGGTAAAGGGAAGGCAAAGGCTGCGCTTTGCATTAGCGAATCCCCATTGCCAGTGCAAATGAATGCATATAGGTGCATGCGTCATGGTATGCGGTGCAATGCCAGGTCATAGTGCCTATATATGCATATAAGGGGATATGGGGAATGTGTCATCAATGTCCGTATTCGCTTCTGCAAAGCTCCCTGCAAATGCCCCCCGGCGGGCGGACGTTCCAATTTAGGGTAGATAGCTCAATTCGAAATGTATTACTTTCAGGTGGTACCGGGAGGTGTGGCTGATGGCTGATGTGGTGGTGAGGCAGCCGGGTGACGGCGACGGGTTCGGGGCGTCGGAGTCGGCGAAGACTTTGACGCCCAGGAGGGCTGACGGGCTTCCGGCTCGGCGTAATCATCTGGAGCGAGGGTGGGTGAGGCACCGGCTGGTGCGGGATTTCGCGATCGGTGAGAAGTCCGGTGCGGTCCTGGCCGCTCAGTACGGGGTTTCTACGACGTCGATTTCGGCGTTCAAGAAGCGGCATGCGATGGAGATCGAGGAGGTGCGGAACAACCTGGCGGACGAGTATGCCGGGGTGTGGGTGGCGCAGAAGATCAACCGGATTCGGGAGTATCAGCAGGCTGCGGAGAAGATGGCTGACGGGACTTCTCCGAGGAATCAGGAGGTCCTGGTGAGCATCTTGAAGGCGGTTGCGGAGGAGCTGGGCCAGCTTCCGGCGCGTACGCAGGTGAATGTGTCGAGTGAGACGGTCACGTATCAGGTGGTTGGGATTCCGCTGGACGATCTCCAGTGACGGCGATGGACGCCGATCAGCTGGTGGCAGAGGCGATTGCCCGGGGTGATGCGGCGAGGGCGGAGGCGAGGCGTCAGGCGAAGCTGAAGCCGGGCGGTTCGGTGCACCGGTATCAGCCGCATGGGACGTGTGTGGAGTTGTTCCGGTACCGGGGGGATGAGGTTTTGTTCGCCGGTCCTGCTGGCACGGGGAAGTCGAGGGCGTGTCTGGAGAAGCTGCATTCGATGGCGTTGCTGAATCCGGGGATGCGCGGGCTGATTGTCCGTAAGACTCTTGCTTCTCTGGGGTCGACGGCTCTGGTGACCTTCGAACAGCATGTCGCGAAAGAGCATCTGGCGATGAACGAGATCCGCTGGTTCGGGGGGTCGCCGAAGGAGGCGGCGTCTTACCGGTACAAGAACGGGTCCACGATCACCGTGGGCGGCATGGACAAGTCCATGAAGATCATGTCTTCGGAGTACGACTGTGTGTATGTCCAGGAGGCTACGGAGCTGACGGAGAACGACTGGGAGGCGATTACGACCCGTCTGCGTAACGGGAAGGTCTCTTTTCAGCAGCTGATGGCCGACGCGAACCCGGATGTGCCGACGCACTGGCTGAAGGTCCGCTGCGACACCGGCAAGACCCACATGATCCGGTCCCGGCACGAGGACAATCCGACGCTGTTCGACCCGAAGACGGGGAAGCTGACGCCGGGCGGCATGTCCTACATGGGCAAGCTGGATGCCCTGACGGGGGTCCGGTACAACCGGCTCCGCAAGGGCATCTGGTGTGCTGCCGAGGGCCTGGTGTACGAGGAGTGGAATCCGGACGTCCACCTCTACAAGCACATGTCCGTTCCGCCGGTGTCGTGGACGCGGTACATCACCGTCGACTTCGGCTACACCAATCCGATGGTGGTGCAGTTCTGGGCGGAGGACGAGGACGGGCGGCTGTACCTGTACAAGGAGCTGTACCAGACGAAGATCACCGTGGACGAGATGGCGCCGAAGATCAAGGAGGCGATGAACCTGCGGCGCGAGCCGCGTCCGAGGGCGATCATCTGCGATCACGACGCGGAGGGCCGGGCGGTACTGGAACGCGAGCTGGGCATGTCCACCGTCGCGGCGAAGAAGTCCGTGGAGGACGGGATCCAGGCGGTGAAGAAGCGCCTGAAGATCAACGAAGTGGACGGCAAGCCGCGCCTGTACCTGTGCCAGGACGCCATCGTCCAGCGGGACAAGGCGCTGGCCGACAAGAAGAAGCCGACCTGCACCCTGGACGAGATCGTCGGCTACATCTGGGACCGGGGTACGGCCGTCGCCCAGAACAACGGCAAGCCCCCGAAGGAGCATCCCGTCAAAGAAGATGATCACGGCGCCGATGCCATGCGCTACATGGTCGCTTTCCGTGACCTGAAGAGCCGCCCCCGTGTCCGGTCGATTACCTACTGAGGAGCTGAAGTGGAAAGCCACGTCTACCTGTCCACCGGATGCCTTCACGGGGAGCATGAGTACTGCCGGTGTGACACCGGCCTGTCCGGAGTCAAGCGTCCGGCGCAGTGCAAGTTCTGTGCGGCTCCGTGTGTGTGTCGGTGCCATGAGGGGGCTGACGATGTCCCGCGATCTTGAACCCTTGCCCCGTCGGGTTCAGTGGTGGCGCAGGACCGCAGATCGAAGGCGGTCGGCCGGGGTGACCTTGAAAACGATAGCCCTGACCCTCTTGACTCTTGCCATCTCTATGCTAGGGGCTACACTGATCTCGCTGGGGGTTTACTCCGTGTACCATCCGGCTGGACTCGTAGTAGGCGGCGTGCTGGTCTGGGTGCTCCAGTGGAGCCACGAGCGGGACAAGGAGAACAAGCGTTGAGCGTCATCCGCAACGTCTTCAACCGCTCACCCGTCCCCCTCGCGCCGAAGACTGAGCGCGACGTCTTCACCGTCTCCGGTTCCGGCCGCAAAACCTCCGCCGACAACATGCGCCGGGGACTGGAACAGTACGG